AGCCGCATGGCTCCTGCAATGATCATCAAACCGGTGGCAATACCGAGCATCCCCTTGCCCATCTCGCCCCAACTCATCGTCGCAAACACCTTGACGGCGAGTGCGAGGATGTTGAGGGCAACTGCGATGGCAAGCAGTCCGACTCCCATCCGGATCATTCCACCGCTGGTCTTTGACATGATGGCTGTTGCTACGGTTAGAACACCGAGCAAAACGGTTACACCAATTAACCCCCGGAGCAATTCTCCCCAACTCATTGTGGAAAGTACTTTGACTGCAACCGAAAGAATTAGCATGGCGGATGCCAACAGGATGAGACCACCGGCGATAATTCCGAGCTTCGCTGCTGACATGGTGCTGAACCCGGCCTTGTTTAGCAGGGTAAATGCACCAATCAGCTGACCGAAGCCGACAGCCAGAGCCGTCATTGCCTTGGTCAAAGCTGCAGAATCGATCATGGATAGGACGACTACCGAAGCGGTGAGGATGCCGATCGCAATGGCGATCTTCATCAAGGCTTCTGCTTTGAGATTGGTCTGCATTGCGCCGAGAACACCGGTGAGCTGATCGAGGGCTTGTGTGATGCCCCCAAATATCCCTCCGGTGAGATCGATACTGAGACCGTTCTTCATGAAGTTGCGCAGGATGAGGACAAGACCACCGAGCAAGCCCGTATTGATCGTGTCCAATGCCTTGTTGAAGTCGCCTTCGCTGAATGCTTCTCTGAACTTGTCGCCAAGCTCACCGAGCCACTTGGATACCTGTTCCCAAATATCCCCGAGGACCTCACCGACACGACCGAACAACTTGCCGAGAACTTCACCGATGCTTCCGAGCGTCTGTCCGAGATTGTCGAATCGAGCAGATATGCGATCAACCGCTCCCTCTGCGCCGCTCTTTGCACCGCCTGTGAGGATGGCGAAGAACTCTCCGATGAGTCCAATCAACTCACGGACAAACTTGGCTGGGCCCTTCACTGCAGCGGTCAGACCTTGGAAGAACTTCTTGATTCCTCCGGCGTCGACAAGATGCTCTCGGAGCTTCGAGAAGAAGTCACCGATGTTCGCCAGGCCCTCCATGATCTTGCCTTCGCCCAGCCCCAGTAGCTCTGAGACCAGACTGGCAACGAACTTGACGCCTTCCTTGAGCACCTCCCATCCGATTCTCAGGATGGAGAAGAAGCCTGCGAACGCACGTTGGATTTTCTCGAGTGTCTCGGCAGACGGCGTGAGCCTCTGCATCAAGTCTCCAAAAGCTCTTGTGAGCTCCATCAACCGCTCAGAGGTCATTGCAGGAAATGCTTCCCGCCATGCTGCTCCGATTGTGCGCATGATCTTGCCGAGGGCCTCGAATGCAGTCTTCAGGCCGATGATGAGACGGTCTCGACCGCCCATGTCCTTCCAGCCTTGAAGGAGCTCGTTCCGAGCATCTGAAGAGCGCTTGACGAAGTCGCCAATCGATGCTCCGATGCCGCCCCACAGTTCCTTCGCCTCATCAAAGTTACCGATGATGATCTCGAAGGTTTCCGACCATCCGGAGCCGATGGCTTCCTTTGTAGTCTGAATGAGCTGCGTGAACGTCTTGATGTCCTGAGCGGCTGCGAACGCCTTCTTACCAATCTCGGTCGTCTCATCGGCGTAGTCACCGAGGGTGTTGTTGAGCACCTCAGTAGTCAACCACTGATCGGTCAGAGACTCGTTGAAGCCCTTCGTAGCAGAGAGAGCGTGACCACTCATGGTCACATACTCTTCGCCCTGCTTCGTCAATGTTCCTGCGGCAACTGCTGCATCGATGAGCTGCTGCTTGAATTCAGCAGTACCCATGTTGGCAAGTTCGATGGACTTCCAGTCAATCAACTGGACGTAGCCCTTCGACAGAGCCTGAGCGAAGTTGTACATCGCTCGAGATGCTTCTTCGGTGTTTGCTCCGGAGACCGCCGCCACGTTTGCGATACCCTGGATTGACGAAACAGCCGTATCCAGGTCCACACCGGCGTTTGTGAACTTACCGATGTTCGTCGTCATGTCAGCGAACGAGTAAATGGTGCGGTCCGAATACTCGTTCAGCTCACGGAGCTTTTGGTTAACCACCTCAAGGCTCTCACCCGAGCCCGCCATGATGGTTTGAATCGATCCGAGCTTGAGCTCGTACTCCTGAAAGCCCTGGATGAGGGGGTCAAGAGCAAAGGCCTTGGCCATGCGGAGACCGGCATCGACGGCCTTGTTGACGATGTTGTTGATGACGGTGAATGCTGTTGCACTCAGTGCAGAGAACTTCTGACTGATGCCTTCGATAGCGCTGGCCATGCCAGCCAAGCTGAACCTGTTGGCGTCTGCTTGGACTTTGTCCAACCCGTTCTTGGAGCCGACTTCGGAGATCGACTTGTCCAGCTTCTCGATGCTCTGGATTGTCGACCCCATCTTCCGTTCGAAGGAAGCGTTGTCGAACTCCATGCGTACGATGCGATCATCGATGCTAGCCATTAATCACCTTCCTCCATACCTCGTTGGCCATCTTGTCAAATATAGGCCTTAGGGCCGGGTTGATGTAGTCTCGCCCAACGACGTAGCCGCCGGTGCCTGTACCGTGTCCGTACTGGAGCAATATCGCAATCTTCGCTCCTTGGTTCTCGTTACGGTTGTTCCACCAGATGGTTAGACCGTTCCTGTGCTTTTCGATTCCGTAATACCAGGAACCAGCGGTCCTACCGGTGTCGTGTGGGGTATTGTGTGCCAGAGCATCGACACCCTGACGCCCGTATTGTTCGAGCCCCTCGTACATCTTGCCGTCTTGCATCTTGTGCAGCCAGTCAAGGGTCTCCTTGAAATCGCCTTGTGATACCAGCCGCATTCGATCCTCCTAGGCAAGGTCGAGATTGACGGTGAGCAACGGCACCATCGAAGTGTTGTACGAACCACCTTCCAGACCATAGATCTGAGAATATGCGTTCGTCGTACCACCTGATGTGGTATAGCCTGACGTGACCTCTGAAAACATCAACGTCTTCCCGGCGTTCATGTCGAGAATATGTTGAGGATCCAGAGTGAACGTCTTGGCTGAACTAGTCGTCCAACCATCGATGTCGTGTGCTGTTGCGGGTGACCAGTCGTTGTACGTTCCATCCAGTACCGTTGCTGGCATGTTCTGAGCATTTGCCTGCGTCCAGATGCCAAACCTTATGTACCCTGCAGGATATGTAAGGCCAGCACCAGGATTGCGATACAAGCGAATCGAAGCGCCCTTGACAGCAGGCCGAGCCGCCAAAGCTTCAGCAAGAGTCGTTGACCCTCCAACGTTGTTTCCCTTGAACTGAAGTAGAGAGACGGCTTGGTAAGGCTTCTCACCGTTGTAACGCCCAAGCAACAAGTCAGCCAAACCATCATTTGACTGTGAGAGGTTAGAGTCATAGTCAACCGCCGATCCGTCCCACCTTAGGTTCGTAGTGAACGTCGGATAGAATGTATAGGTGGCTGGGTCACTCTTCGACCAGGCTTTCACCCAGGCAGATCCGTTCCAATACCAAACTGCATTGGGATATGCCCACGCAGATCCCGTCCAGTACTTGAACATGATGCCATCTGTGATCGTTGCCCATGCAGATCCAGTCCAGTATTTGAGCAGCGACATCAGATATCGACCCAGATCCCCCCAGTGATGCCAGTTGGCGCTGAGGCTTGGACGAATATGAACGCCACTTTGTCGTACGTCACTGCATCAGCACCGATTTTGGCATTGGTCACAGCACTCGATGCGAGTTCGCTTGCGCCAACTGCACCAGCAGCAATCTCAGATGCACCGATGGCGTCCGGAGCAATCTGAGACGCCGTGATTGTGTTGTCAGCGATGTACCCAGCACTGACTGTCTTTGCTGCAAGCTTCGCACCGGTGATTGTGCCGTTGAGAATCGCTGTGGCAGTTACAGCGTTGGCTGCAAGTTCGGACGAGCCAACAGCTCCTGCAGCGATGGCATCCGCCGTGACGGAGTCAGTTGCGAGAGCAGCTGCGGTTACTGCATCAGCAGCAAGCTTCGTCGATGTCACAGCACCAGTACCGAGCTCTGCTGCAGTCACAGCACCAGCTGCAAGCTCTGACGCTGTGATGGCATCCGGAGCAATCTGCGAAGCAGTGATTGTGTTGTCAGCCATCTTCGCCGCCGTGACGCTCTTGTCTGCGAGCTTCGCTGTCGTGACATTGAGGTCCTTGATCTTGACGGTTGTGACTGCGTTGGCGGCAATCATCGTCTCCGTCACTGCATTGGCAGCTTGCACCGTTGCGACAGCAGCTGCGATCGCTGCATTCATCTGCGCCGTCGTGACTTCGCCCATCGGTCCTTGGATACCTTGCGGTCCACGGACATTCCCAGCATTGATCGGCGTGTTGTTGCGCATCTTGAGAATGAGGTCGTTGCCGACAACGTCACCATCGACGATGGTGGTCTCTTCGATTTCGAGCATCCGCTCTGCGGTGAATCCTGTTACAGTTGCCATCAGCTGATGTCCTCCTCGTTCTTGTCGCTGCTGCTGATTTCGTACGTTTCCGGGTCCAAATATTCAGCGTTGGCGTTGTTGATCACGAACGTCGTCTCATCCACCATGACGATGTAACCCTCACGAGCTGTTTCAGCAGACCAAGTGCCATCGCCATGATCGGTGATGATCATGCGGTCCCACTTGCGAATATAACTGATAAAGCCCTTAAGGGAAGGCATGGTTGGGATCTCGTCTTCGCCCGGTCCACCATAGAGAATTGTCTGAATATCCTCGATAAGCCACTCGTCCATCTTGCGGCTGTCAATGATGACATGTGATGTGGGGCGATAGTTGTCTACTGGCTCTGGAACCGAGGTAATGGACCACTCGAATTCCGACGGTTCGACCTCCAATGAGAGAGTTCGGTATGACCTGGTTGATGGAACAGCTGTCAGATTCCACAGCATGTGGATCTTGAACCACTCATTCCCGTGTCCATCGACGGTTTTCGTCTGATAGGACATGTGGAACAACTTTTGTGGTTGGTCAGCCATGTAGAGCCCAGCCTGCTCCTCTCCGATTCCCTCGTATTCGAGGAATTCGTCGGGATAGGTGAAAGCTCTGAGACTTGCGGTGAAATCACCAGCGATGATGATGTCGTTGAACTTGACACCATCGTAGTAGACCGATTCAAGGGAAGTTGTCGATTCGACATCGATCGACGTGAGGCCATTCCAGGCAACGCCACCACCGTCGGGAAAGTACAGAACTCCCTTGTTGATGCCTGTCTCGAAGAGCCGATCTTCCATCTGGTCCCAAACGAGGATTGGCATAGAACCTCCTAGCCGGACGTGTTGTACTTTGCCCTTCGCTCAGCGTTTAGTTCTCTGTTACGTCTAGCGATCTCTCCTCTAGACATCTTTGATGGCTTCTGCTGTTTGATGTTACAGATACGAATCAAAGAGAAGAGTCTGTTTAGATGCCAGGTTTCACAATCGAACGGGATGGTGAAGGCGACCATCCAGTAATAGATCAACTCCGAGGTGATGACCTCTTGCCGCCCTCTTCTTTGTTCGGGCAGCTTTCCAAACGTTGTCGCTGTCTGTTTGGACTCGATGTAGGTGTTGATCTCTTCGATGTTCTCTTTTGTAAGCCGTTCCCAGATGTTTGTTGGAACTTCTTGGTCGAGAATCATCATCCGTATGTACCAAAGAAGCTCTTCTGGAGTTTTGGTTTCAGTGGCCAAGAACGGTTTCTCGAATTTTGACTCCCATTTTGACAGCGAGAGTAGAGAATGCTCAAGGTGCAAAACAAAGTCCCCAACCGTCGAAAACTCCGACGTCTCTTCGTTGAACACCTCTTCACCAGACAGTACTAGTGTTAGCATTCTCTACTCTCCTGTCGATTGGTCAGGCTCCGGAGCTGAACGCTGCGATGACCTCGTCTGGGGTCGGCAGCTTTGCAGCCAAGGTTGCCCCGCCGTAGATGATCTCCTCGAAGGCCGTGAGGTCGGCCGCATCGACAAGGCGGCTGTCGATGACGATGAGGGAGGTGGGGCGGAGGCCGGTGACCGGCACTGGGGTGGTGGAGACCTCCCAGCTGAAGGTGATGGCCTCGGGGCTGTCGTTGATGGTGTTGTAGGCCTTCTCCGAGGGGGAGGCCTGACACCCGTAGACGAGGTGGAGCTTGTATCCGTGGTCCTCGCCCTCGAGGTCGTTACCCACCCGGGTGCGGTACGAGAGGCCGAAGATCTTGCGGACCTGTTGGCCAACGGCGACGCCGACCTCAGGGCTCACGAGACCGTCGAACACGGAGAACTCGTCCGGGTAAGTGAACGCCTCGATGGTGCACCCGAACTCCTCGGCGGAGAACAGGTTGAGGTACTTGATGTTGTCGGCGTACTGGGCCGTCGGCTCAGCGCCGGAGGGGCTCTCGGTAACGGTCGTGAGACCGTTCCAAGCAACTCCCGTGGCGTAGACGCCGGTGGCGTCCGGGATGTAGAGAACGCCATGATCGACACCGGTTTCGTAGAACCGCTCGCCGATGGAGTCCCAAACGAGTGCTGGCATGTTGCTTCTCCTTAGAAGAAGAGTCGGAAGACGTCGTGGTTGAGGTTGTCTGCTGTGTAGAAGCGGTCATAGACACACAAAGGCATCTTCATGATTGCTTCATGAATGGCGTCATCTGGATCTTCAGCGATCACAGTTACCAGGTAACGCTTCTTCAATGCGTACGGTGCATCATCGGCAAACTGAGTAACCGTGTTGTCACGCTTGTAGACAATCGCCGGATACTTCATTTGCACGGTTGGTGGTGGCTGGAAGTAGACGTTTGGTGATCCAAGAATCTCGACCAAGCGAGCCTGGAGCTCAAGCCGTTGGGCCATTGTAGACACTCCCCAGGCTAAGGATGAGACGGGGGCTCCGAACTTCGACATTCGTCACGGTCCAGAGCACCCCAGCCCATCTGATGTACTTGATCAAGAAGAAATGCTCGATGGCATACTCGTCTGCGACAATGCTGATCGAATTAACGACAGAAATATCGCTATTGAGCTGTTCCCCTTCGGTCAACTTCCTGGTGTTGCGAATCACGTCACCGTAATATGACATTTCGGTGATTTGATCGATCCACACACCGGAGTCTGGTGGAGATTCGACGGTTACGCCGTACCCCACCTGTCCGTAGAAACGAGCCATCTGAACTCCTTTGGATCAGCCGCGATTGCGGAACGTCCAGCTCGTGTTGGCCGTGGTCAGGAAGTGGTAACCGCTGGCGGGCTCGGCCGTCACGGTCATGCTCTCCCCAACCTCGACGTCGTACGGCGAACCAGCCGCATTGACCACGGTGCCAGCACCGTCCTTGTACACGACGCCCGTCTGGTTGACGATCGACACCGAGTCACCGTCGAACGTCGGAGCGTTCGGCGTGACAGCCGTCGAACCCGAAGCCGTCGACTTGACCACGAGAGCGCTCTTCAGCTTGGTCAGAGCGCCCGAGACCCGGGTTTCGATGAGGTACTTGTACTGATTGTAGTCGATGTCGAAGTCGTCGAACATCGACACGTTGCCGCCCTTGTCGGCACCCAGCACGTAGTCGGAAAGGTTCACCAGGATGGCGACGATCTCCGGCTCCTCCTCCATGACCTCGACCGGAACGATCGAAGCCACCCGCAGCTCAGCGGCGATCTCGTCGAGCGAACGGTACAGCCGGCGGCCATCTCCGTCGTTGAGGATCATGAACTGAGCGATGACACTCTCGGTGGTGTACATCGTCGGGAGACCGGTGCCCTTGTAGAAGCGCCGGTTGAGGATGAGTGCGTCGATGATCTCACGGACCGTCGAGTTGGCGTCGCTGAGGTTGACGCTGATCGTCGTCACGTAGAGCTGGTGATCCTTCGCCACCGGACGGATGTTGCCCTCGTTGATCTTGTCCTCGTGGGCCACGTCACGACCATCGCCGATGAGGACTGCACGAGCGAGCTCCTCGTCGAGCATGAGCCGCATCTCGCCCTTGAGCCAGGCGACGACATCGAAGTCGGTGATGTCGAGCATGTCGTCACGATCCAGCTTCTGCTTCTTGTAGATCGTGGTCGGGGTGGTGACCCGCTTGGACACGCCGAAGAACTCTTCCTTCTTCAGCTCACCGGTGATGTACCCCTTGGCCCGAGCTTCCTCGACCGTGAGGTCCGCCGACAGGGTCTTGACCCGGCTGAACGGGCTCTTGCGGCAGCCGTTGAGGACACCCGACACCCACTCTGTGCGCCGCTTGTCGAACTCCGGCGTGGAGGTGAGGGCCCGAGCCTCTGGGAAGAGGATGTCGATGTCGTCGATGCCGTGTGCCAGCGCATAGGCCTCGACCGCATCCTTGAGAGAGCCGCCCTTGACGGCGTCGGCGACGATTCCCTCGACGTCTGCATGCGAGAGGACGTGCCCCTTGCCGCTCAACATCGACTCGTTGCCGGTCTTGCCCTTCTCGAAGACGTTGTGGGTCGTCATGGTGTCTGAACCTTCCTGGTTGGTGTTGCCGGCGTCGCCGCCGAGATTGTCTTGCTGCATGCTGTCGTCCTCGGCTTGTGCTTCGAGAGCCACACCGATCATGTAGTGCACGACATCCTTCTGTTCGGCAGAGAGCGAGTCGTAGATGTCTTGAACGGACTTGTCTCCGCCCTCTTCATCTTCCTTCTCTTCTCCACCGTCATCATCGGCGTGCTTCATCTCCTCGTGCTCGAGAGCGAGGCCGGTTGTGATGATCGCCTCATCGTCGAGCAGAACATCGTCACCGTCGGCGTGACGGATCGTGACGTTCTCGATGAGAGCGCCTGGGTTTGCACCGGCGAGAACCAGGCTGACCTCACGGATGGCTCCGTGAAGGACTCGCCCAGACCTCTCGACCAGCTGGTTGGCCCAGATCGACATCTGACTGATGTCACCATGCTCGAGAAGACCGGCAGCATGGGTTGCCTTCTGCGACTTGTTGAAGAAGCCGTAGGCGTAGGTCCCATCCTCCCTATCCTCGAGAATTGCGTGTCCGAGAACGTTCTCGGGGTCCGTGTGACCGTGCTGCCAGACCAACGGAACCTTGGCCTGGTGCTGATGTCGGAAGGCACCGGACATGATCGTCCGCCCATCCGTGCACTTCAAGCCGGCCTTGGTTGCGTAGCCGCTGAAATCACATTCCATTTTGACTTGTCCCTTCCGATGTCGGTGTCTCTGTCGATTGGTCCGGTTGTGGCATGTTGCTGTTGATCAGTTTGTCCGCCTTCGGATCCTTCGACGGCGGTAGCCCCATGAACGCTCGGATTTCGTTCGCTGTCAGAATCTCATTACGAGTAAACTTGTCTGCAATCTCAGCGAGGTTGTTGACAGGGACGAGTTTGAACGGGTTGTCGAAGTACTTGATCCGTTCTTTGTTGTCGGTACCGTCCCTTCCGATGAACGCCCTTTGCATTGCTTCAGTAATGGCGGTCACGATTGGTTCGATGGTGCGGTTGAAGTAGTTCAACATGGCCTTCTCGTCGGCCGTGCCGTTCATCACTTCTTCGGTGAGGCCAAGCTGGTTGTACAACATCCCCGTGAGGTATTCGACTTGCTTGAGGAGGTTGTTCTCGGCTGGCCGGTTGAGCTGCGTGATCTTCTCGGTCCCATCTGTGTAGGCGATGCCGTACTGGCTGCCCTTCAGCTGGAGCTCGATGTCCTTCCGACGCTGCTCTGCTTGATTCCGCCGTGCCTCAGATTTGATGACGTATGGAAGCTGGATGATCAAGTCCAACTTCCCCGAACTTGACTGCTCATCGACGGCATCCAGAAGGTTGAGCTTCCGAATCAGTCGTTGAAGAGTCGAGTTCGGCTCATTCATCACTGAGTACAGCGGATTCTCGACGATTGAAGTCAAGCGCTTCAATAGAACGACATCTTCACGCATTCCACGTGCAATGTTGTAGCAGCTAACACGGACGTGATGTGGGAACCACTCCATGATCTCGCCAACACGCATCGTAAGGATGTCGTAATCATCATCGAGAATTGGATCACCAGTCGTATCGACTGGAACAATCGCCGCCGATCCTTTGTCAAAGATCGTTAAGACGACGTCTTGCCTGAAAGCTCGAGGACCTTGATCGAGATTCGGTTCGAAGGTCAAACAGGAGTTGAGCTCACTGCTGATGTCTTCGGAATACCGACCTTGTTCGTCGAGCTTGACGTGTCGAATAGCAATCGCTGCAACATCCACACTGATTCTGGTAAATATGGATGAAACGATTGACCGCTCATTCGAGAAACGAAGCCGAGTTCGATCTGGCCGATAGCCGCCATACGATCCTGATCCGTAAGGAGCTTGAGGCACCGTTTCTTCATTCGATCGGAATGCATTCCACATTCGCTTGAATCGATCTCGCAACGCCATGCATCACCCCCTTCTCAAGAGTTCATCAGCATTCCAATCAGGAAGCGTCAAACGTTGGTGGATAGGAACATTCAGCCGATTGTCTTGAATCCTCATCTCAGCATTTAGCGATCGGTTGAATGCTGTGCGTTCAGCAGCGAAATCTCGAATGAACTTTTCGTGATCAGCGCTTCTTTGAGCCATTCGTGCTCGAGCAGCAGAGATTTGTTGACGTTGGCTATCTGAAAGAGCAGATTGAGCGAGTGATGGCGTCTTGGTTTGTCCGGTTTTCTTCAAGATTCCATTGACTGCTGCTTCGCCAGTCTTTCTCGACACGGAGTTTCGAACGGACTGAATCGTTACGCCTTTCTTGTGTGCAACGATCGCTCCGGCAAGAACGACGCCACCTACAACAGCAGCACCTATCACAGCCTTCTTCCGATTCGACATGCCTTGTTTTGGGGCCTCTTCCTTCTCTCCCTTTGATGAAGTAGAAGTGCGAGCTTTCCGAACGCCCCACTTCATGCCCTTGACGCCGAAGTGTTCGAGCACATCATCGAAGTTTTCGTAATTCACTCAAACGCCTCCTTGTTGGCCTTGTATGCAACGTACGCATCCATCATTGCTGAGACGTTGTCGATCTTCTCTTCAGCACGCTTCTTCATCAGTTTCCTGTTTCCGTTTGTGTCTTCGAGAGTAATCGCATTACCCATAGCGAATGACATCAATTCTTGATCGAAGATGAGCTTTCGCTCTTCGGCCAGAATCTTCAGCTCGCCAAGAGGAACCGATTCGGTTCTCGCCCCTTGAATCACCTTCTCGATGCCGAATGGTCCGTTCTCTGCTTCCCATCTTGTAACGAATTCCTTTGCGTTGTAGGGGTCGAAACCCAAACAACGAACGTCGTATTCGTTTGACGTGATGAAATTGTCGAGATCATCGTACACTTCCATCATGTCCAGGACTGTTCCATCCAAAACGTGCAGACTACCCTCACGAATGAACTCTTCGTACTTTGCCCGCATTGCTCCGGGCAGTTTGAATAGAGTTAATGAGGTGATGTAGCTTCTGGTTTTAATACCAAAAGCGTACTCGCTGAATGGAAACATTAGGGTAAATGCACAGAAGTCATCTCCCTGAGAAAGGTCGGCGCCAAGAGCACATGGCATCCCCCAAAACGACCTTGACGGGTGTGGAAGAGTCTCTTCGTACGTAAAGAAGTAGGTATACCCCTCCATCGGGATACCAAACCTCTTGGCAAGAATATCGTTACGTGCTGCAGGAGCTTTTTCAGCTCTTTCTACGTCCAAATGGTACGTATCGTACGTAACTGTTCTTCCAAGATTCGGATTTGCCTTCAACCACGTTGATGGATCCGCTACTTCTTCCAATTCGTCGAGTTTGTAGTGCCAGATCGAAACATGAGGAGCTTGATACTCCCCTCTTAAGATACTAGCCAGTTCCATTTTGATTGTATCTCCAGAACCGTTTCGAACTGTCCCTTCAGAGCTGATTGCTACAATCAACCAGTCCGAAAGCTTCGATGCTCCCTGTTCAACAGCACCAACAACATCTTCTCTCAGATCACCAGACAACCATTCGTCGATTGTAGAGCAAGCTGGACGTAGACCCTGCAATTTGTTGATGGACATCGGCCTTACTTCGAGGAGAGAACCGGTGAGGAAGTTCTCAATCCCCTTCTTTGTGGGGACAAGCTTGGCCCGGTTGGCCCTTGACCCGGTTGTGTTCTGGAGAGAGCCCTCTGTTAGGAACTTGAAGAGGGGGCCTCTAGCCCTGGCGATGGCAGTACGGAAGGGGGACATGACCTCTTCTGCCTGCTTCATGGTTGGGGCTGTGGTGACCTGATGGGTTGTTGCGGTGACCACGTTGAGAAAGAAGGCCTGTATGCAGGAGGCATACATGGACTTGGCGGCGCCTCGGGCAACGATCAGGTATTGCTTAGTGGTTAGGCGCTTCTTGATGATCTTCTGTACGAAGTGCCCACCACCATGACCATCTGGTTCATACACACTCCGCTCTACGAAGTAGTACCAACAGAAGATCTGTTCAGCCCAGAGTTTGAACGAATCGAGAAGATGCAGATCGCTGCCATCAGTCAGTGTCAATTCGAATTCACAGTACTTGATGAAGCCTTCGACAGCCATGTCATCGTAGTACATGTTCGGATTCTCGATGAGTGCATCGATTCGATTCATCTCCATAGAGACTTCCCTGTTAACAGGAATCTCTCCACGAAGAACTCTGTCCCTAAACTCAGCATAGTAACGAGGCGTTGCTGTATTAGAAAGCATTACGCAACCTCCTCTACTACCCGAGCTTTCTCAACCCGCTAACTGCTGCTTCTCGAGCTCTGTGCGAAGCAAGAGCAGAAGCAACTCGTCGGTTGCCTTCGTTCGTGATCTGAGAACGAGCGATTCCCAAAGCAATGCTTCCGGCAAAAGCAGCGCCTGCTGCCATTAGAGCCAACCCAGGATTCTTGCTTCTCATCCTGTTGTACTGTTGCTCCATGTTCATCCGATTGACGGCCCTCTTCAGATCATCATCAGACATGTCCTTCGCCTTCGCTTTCCCAAGAGAAGACCTCCCCGCAGAGAGCTCCTTTCTTGAGCGACGGACACCCCACTTCATGCCCTTGACGCCGAAGTGTTCGAGAATCAGTTCACCAGTCATTGTGTCTCCATGTGCTGTGGCCTTCTCCTTGACCCAGCCTTCTGGGAGCATGTCGACGGCGTTGAGTTCTCGAGCGCGTCGAATGATCCAAGCCTTGGTCTTGACTTTGTCCTTGGCCCGACCAAAAGCCTGAATTGCTCGTTTCAGATCGGCTCGATTACGAATCGGGTACCCACCGTGAGGCATGGCTTTGCCTTCATCAGCAAGCTTCTCACGCCGCTCCGTGCTGAAGCTCATCTGGGACAATTCTGATCCGGCCATCCACCCACCTCCTATCTGGGACACCCTCGTCGTCGATGATCTCTTCCTCTCGGAACACGTTGAGTCGCCACTCGTATTCCTTGATCTGGTTGTTGGTTGCCTCGATGAGGAACGACGTCGTCGGAGGATCGAAGAGCATCCGAGTCTTGAGGAAGACATAAGTCCTGACCAGCGTCAGCTGATTCATCGGGACGGGGTAGTCTTCCCAAGTCTCTTCTGGGCCCTCGATGGCGAACCCCTCAATCGGCCCAACCCCCAACTGATTGAGGATTGAGAATGCCGCATTGATATGGGTGATGACGTCGAGATCGAACGGGGTGTATGCGGCGTCCAGTCCGAGGATCTTCTTCGTGCTGTTGAGAATGCTATCGGCCATGGCTCACCTCCGTTTCTGTTGTGTCAACTGGTTGGGTTCTTGATTCGTTCCCCTCGAATGCGATACGCTTCCTTGCGGACAGCGTCGGGATCGTGACCCGCCCTCTTCAGGCGCTCGTCTCGGTCACGACCGTTCCCCCACCGACCGGCAAGAACTTCCTCTGCCACCAAAGTGACGTCTGAGGTCTCGGTATTCTTGGGGGACTTCTTCGAAGCCGACTTCTTCGGTTTCGGCTTCGGTGTCTTTTCTTCTGTCAGTTCCTCGACGTTGTCGATTCCCATGATGTTCTCCTTCTCTTACCAGAGCTTGGTGTCACCTGGCGATCTTGACAGAACGACTTTCGGCATTTGTGAATCGTCGCTGTAATGAATCGCATTGTGGGTTTGATGCGTTGTTGTGATGAGGTATTCTGGGTCGAATATCCACCCTTCGCCATGAATGATGTCATCGGCAACGATCGGATTCATGTGGTGCACAAGAAGCTCACCGTGAATTTCGTATTCTGGGATTCCTAGGTCACATCCCCCGTCACGAACTATCACGAAATCTCTTGCGCTTTTCCACTCTCGTGATCGGTAGAATCTTTGGTTTATCCACCGATCAAAACCGAAAGTTTCGTATCCAACAGACCCAAAGAGCTTTAAATACTGATAACGCTCTTCAAATGTGTGGAACTTTACCAGTTCGGAATATGAACGACTAGTCGTCATAGTCATCGAACTCGGCGTCAGTCGCTTCTGTTTCTTCGCCAGCGTAAGAACGCATTGCTTGCAAAGCTGCTGCATACAGCTCTTCAACCCGTTTGGCAGAAGCCATAGCCTCCACTTTAGATTGAAGCAATTCGTTCTCACGACGAAGCTTCTCTTGCTCGAGACGTTCACGAGAAGACCCAAGCTTCAGAAAATGCGTGAGGACCTGGGAGGATGCAGTTCCTTCTCGAATCTGCTTGTCAGCAAGGTCCATCGCATCCGACACCAATTGACTTTCACGACTTTCATCTGTGATTGCCGGTTTATGCCGACGTCGTTCAGCCATTGGATCCCCCGATCAGTACTTCTTGAGTACTTCCCAAGTCTTCGGTCCGACGATGCCATCCTGTGTGAGGCCGTTCCAACCCTGCATGGTCTTGACGTGGTTCCTCGTCTTCACGCCGTAGACACCATCGACAGAGAGCGTGAGTCCTTCCTTGCGGAGAACGTTCTGAACCCAGATCACATCTGAGCCTGTCATGGTTGGGGTTGCCAACCGAAGAACACGCTCACCTGGCTTGAAGACCTGAGCAGGCGGCTTCGGTGGAGTTGGATCGACAACGGGCGGTGGCTTGACGCCTTGAATGGGAAAGCCGGCCTTCGGACGAGGACGACCTCTCGACACCCACGTCGTATGGCCATCCACCTCGATGGCTTGCATGTGCCACGGCTCGCCATTCACATTGCAGTGAACGCCGAAAGCCTTGATGTCGGGATGAGCAGTTCCCTGCTGAGGAACTTCTTTCCAACCCGGAGCACGATGACGATCGGATCCGTTGCGTGCAACGAGATCCACAGCCATGAAGTAGCGAGTGTCGCCAGTCATGAGTTGTGTCTCGTGGAACGACTTACCTGGCGGGGCGAAGCCGGGCTTGTCGGGTTGAACTGATCGCCAAGCGCCACCGATGCCGATCGCTCCTCCTCTGGATTCGATCCAGGCGAAGAGGCGCCGAGCGTACTCGGGCTCCATGAGATCGATTCGAGCGTTCTTCTTGAGCGAATCGATGTTGACGAGTGCCTTGGCGTAGCCCCATGGGTAGAGTGTGGTCATTCCGTCTCCTCCAAATCGACTTGCTGATCCGGATCGTCAGACTGAGCGTCGACGTCGTCTGGATCTCCTTCGTACTCGTCCCGCATGGCTTCCCACGCCTTCATGTTGACCTTGTTGCCGCTCGGCTTCTCGGTGTCAACTGCTTGATCTGGATGGTCGAGTCTTGCCATCTTCTTCTCCTTTACTCAGACTGGGCCGATGTCTTCCAGCTCGATGAACGACGGATATGTTGCACCCGCCGCAAGAATTGGTGCACCTGTTCCAGCAAGGCGATATGCCTGCACTTTGAAGGTTTTGCTACCCGCAGCAATGCCAGCATTGTAGGATTTCTCCATGATTTGCGTGGTTATCTGACGTGCCGCTTCTGTTGCGTAGGAAGTGCCTTGATCGATAACCGTTGTTCCTTCGAGCATTGCCCATCGAATACAGTCGCCGATAACGGTGCCTTGTCCGATGACTTTTGCTTTTACTCGATACCGACGGTTCGCTTCGACGGCATATGTGATCGATAATCCCGCAATATCAGTCAATGCTGCGGTATTCAAAGTCACATTTGCCACAACTTGTGCGTATGCAACTTGGCCTTTTGCATACTTTGTGGCTGCTGCCAAATATCGGCCATCTGCGAAAAGCCGATTCAAAGCATGCGTATCCAGTGTCGGATTCGGGACAACCAACGCCCCAGTTGCTGGAACCGTGCCGTCAGCCCGTAGATACTCGTTTGGAGTACCAGGGCCAGGAGGACCTATCGAACCATTCGCCCCTTTCGGTCCCTGAGGTCCGGCGTTGATGATGGCGACTGCCGATGAGAAGGGGTCAACGACAATCCGCTGTGTTCGTTGGACGACGTTGATCTCGCTCACTCGGTGACAGCTCCTCTGAACTCGACCTCGACTGGACGGTCGAAGACGGCAAGTGGCTCGCCGCCACTCACTCGCTTCAGATCCATGTAGCCGCTGTTGGCCTTGATCTGCGAGGTTGCGTTGTCATCGACTGTGAGGATCAACTCTCCGTCATGACCGTCGGTTGCAAAGGCAACCACCCAAGTCATGAGGAGTGGTGAGTCCACGTCTGGCTCAGCTCTGATCTCACTCGTGATCGTGTCACCAGCAACGTCGATGCCGAGGCTGACAGTGATGGTATTCGTGCGGCTCTTGTAGACGACGAGTTCTCCGCTCATCGGACCATCCTTTCTAGTTCATCGACACGAGCTGTTAGTGCCCGGTTCTGACGGATCACAGCTTGAAGTGCTGCTGTTAGATCAGGCACAAGTTTCGACCAGTCACCAACCCACGGTGTAAACGGAGAGTCAATCGGAACATCCGGAACTGACTGAAGTTCTGGAAGCTCTGGGAGTTCCCCTTCTCCATTGTTGTAAGCCACTAGTGCCGCTTCATAGGCTTCGTTCAGCTCTATGTTGTTTCGATCAATGGCAACTTTCTCAGCGATTGCTACTTGCCACTCTAGATGCTCAGCCCAGGTGCCTTCACCAGGCGTAACTGCTGACGGTTGAACCTCATTCAATTCTTGGGCAATGAACCCATGATCGACTTCTCCACCCGGCGTTCCTGTTTCAGACAGTGTTCCAGTTTCGTCGAACTTCCATCTGAAGCTAACGGGCCGCCACAACTCAACTCGAGCGATGGCTTCGTCGTCATCAAGGTCCTGAACCTCTCCCTTGAAGGGACCATGAGATGTTGTGTTGAACGCGACGCCAGTAGTGTTGACTTGGGTGATGGAGCCGATGCCAACGCCACCAACACGACGACACTCCAAGAATCTCTGACCATTGGCGTCTGCCGCACCTAGATGGACTGCAGCAAAGTTATAGCCGTTTACACCAGAGACCCATAGCCTGTCAAAGTTGGCTTGGTACTGAAGACCATTCGCATCAGCATCGATCGCCGTCTTCCCAACCAGGAAATCTCCACCAGAGATGAATCTTCCTGCCTCAGCTCCTACAGCATACAGTCGCAGTGGCCCAAGAGACGGGTTGACGACCATGCCACCCGCAGCTGAGTTGAGACATTGAATGTAGCCATTTCGAACTGAGCCATCCGTATTGTAGAAACCGAGATGCGGACCATCAGCGTCTGTACGCTGAATGAAAAGACCTTGGCCGGTTGTGACAAGCCAGAGAGGCTTCAGGAATTTGGCGAGTGTGTCCTCCAATGAGAACACCTGCGTAGTGCCTGCTCGGAAGTACATCGACTCTGTACCAGCAGCACCGTTACCAGCGAAGTCTAGGTAAACGACGTTACCGGTCGACGGAACGTGGAGACGGAGGCGAGCGCCAGAGGATGCGGACGCCCCAACAACCATGTTGGCTACAGCAGGGTCCGGAAGGTACAGACCATCAGGACGAAGAACCATGAGTTCCTTACCGCCGGAACCAGGATCCTCATTAGTGTCTGAGTGAACACCACCACCGAACCAAGCAAAGTCCGCCGTGGCTGGAACTCTTTGATACAAACAGCTCGACTGAATCCCCAAAGCGAATGTGGTGCCGTACAGATTCAACATCTGATACGTGCGAGAACCACCGAAGTTCAATGGAATTGGAGTGGCTGGAGATGCTGGAGAACTGACAGTGACTGCTGTTGCTGAAACAGCCAATGGATCAAGCGTAGCTGTCCCTGGGCGGAAGTAGATTGGTCCAGTATCCGAAGACATCCGCATCGCTGTGCCGTACCCCTGAAGGAAGCCATAGCGAGTTGCTCCGTCACTCGACCGAAATTCCATCAGAGGAGTTTCAACCCCACTTCTCAAAGACAACAGCGTTGATGCACCTGGAACAGCCAGAATCAACTGACCTATCATCGTGTCGCCATCGACATTAACGTAGGTCTTCTGTGCGTACTCCTTGGTGATCGCACTGAGATCAAACTCGGGGTCACCAGGAAGGAGAAGATCTTCAAGCATCGGGACAGTACCATCCGCCCTGATGTAGTCGTTCTTACCGCCAGGGCCTGGTGCACCTTGCGGACCTTGCGGTCCGGCGTTGATGACTGCCACTTGGCGAGTCCGAGGATTGACGACGATCTTCTGTGTCTTGACGATTACGGTTGCGCCAGCTGGCATCGTTCCTCCTTACGGCTTGAGATAGAAGACCATACTCTCCTCGCCCCAGAATACGCCGATCCTGTCGAAGGCGACTGCTGGTGGTGCTGGCGGAACGAACGAGCCAACAGGCCCGATGGTCGAGTGCGGGTTGAACGGGAACTTGCTGGCAGACCAGGATGCGTAGGGCAACTGGATCGCAGCGAGCTTGGCGTTGTTGGCGAAGGTCAGAACCTGAACGCGGTCTGGCTCCTCGCCGAAGATCTCAACGCCTGTGACCGTGAGTTGGATTGGTCCGAACTGCTGAGCGGTTGTGGAAGCCTGCTTTCCCAGTTCGTTGAAGTCTGAGGGCTTCAGCTCAGACTCGTTCCCGGCATAGACCAACGTCAAGTGGGGCAAAGCGATCTTGCACCAGTCGTCGTTGATCGGTAGGAGCGCTACCATGACGGAGTGCTCATTGTCCTGCATGGTCTCCTCCTCGGGATCCGAATTGTTCCCCCAAAATTTCCCCCGGAGCATTTTTTGGGGGCCGGGCGA